TGCTTCATTTTGGACAATGAGAGCGGTGATAAACTCGGATTAAACCGTACATTTGCAGATGATTTCACGGCATTTGTTGAGATCCCGGAACGAATCCAGAATGTAAAGGGAAACATTGATAAGGCAGAGATTCAGGAAGCACTGAAAGCGCATGGAATGGCTGTCATTTTACACAGCACGGCAGACAGTGCAGATGTCATTAAAAAGCTTCAGGACAACATTTATGCCCCGATTGAACCGGATCGTGTTGTGAAATATATCACGGCAGAAATGAGCAGCAATGTCAGAATGACGGATGTGGAAAAAGATCTCGGTGTTCCGGTAGACACATTCCAAACAGCCGGAGAAGAAACGGTTTTATGTGCATCCGGGTTAAGCTTTCCACAGACCAGATTAGACCTCATTTATGAGCGGATAGATGAAAACCGGGAGACCATAAAAAAGAACCTCAAGGCAACTCACGAACTGTCGTTGAAGGGGGACGTGGATTTTCTGAGTGAGCCGTCCAATATCACGAAAAAGGATGAGGAGAAAAAGCCGAAGTCCAGAAGGGATATCATGACAAAATACTTATAAATCATGCATGAGGTGACCGGATTATGAGCGGAAATTATATAAAACTGTATCGGTCTTTTCTGGAGTGGGAATGGTGGCATGATGCAAATACGAGCAGGGTGTTTTTATACATATTACTGATGGCAAACTGGACAGACAAGAAGTGGAAAGGGACGATAATTAAGCGTGGATCATTCGTGTCCTCGTTCTCAAAAATCGCCCTTGCAACTTCCCTAACTATTGACCAAGTCCGTACCGCAGTGAAGCACTTGCGAGATACCAAAGTGATTACCACAGAATCGACACCGAAAAACACAGTATTTACGGTGGTTTGCTATGACAAGTACCAAGGTTTTACCGAAGCAAATCCCAAACAGAATACCGAACAGTTTACCGAACAAATTCCAAACAACAGCCCACCCAAATCCCAACAACATAAGAATATAAAGAATATAAAGAATAATAAATATATATATGGTGCGGCAGTGATACCGCACCTCAACGAAAAAGCAGGGACACATTTCCGGGAAGATTCGGATTCGACAGAGCGGTTGTTGTCAGCGAGGGTAAACGAGGGATTTACGGTTGAGGACATGATTAAGGTTGTTGATAAAAAATGCGAGGAGTGGATAGGGACAGAGTTTGAAAAATATTTAAGACCGAAAACGCTATTCAGCGCATCACACTTTGAAGAATACCTCAACCAGAAAAACAATCCGGCAAAGAAAAAGCCGGAAGCGAAAAATAAATTTAACAATTTTCATCAGAGAGAGCGCGACTGGGACGAATGTGAAAAATGGGCTTTGAACACGAAGCCACCAGTCATACCGAGGAGAAATAATGAGCAGAGCAGCAAGATTTGATATTTTTTATCAAGGCAGACTGTACAGAAAAAATCTGACAGCAGCCGAGATCACAAAAGAGTTCGGATGTAAGTCCGCCATGGTTTACCAGGCGGCGAATACCGGGCATAAACTTAATAAAGTTTTTGGAGTTGAAAAGATTTATCCAGAAAACGAAAAGAAGTTGGAAAACATTAATAAAGCTTCGATACCGGAGAATTTCAACGAAGAATGGCGAAGATGCACGGAAGCTTTTAAAAATGTCATATGGGTACAGAGCGGAGGAAAGAGGTTGATGTTGCATCATGGAAAAGGATGAATTTATAAAATTTCTGGAAAACAAAGGAATTAACGCAAAGCTGGAAGACGGTGTTGTAATGATCCTTTACGATGGCGGCACGCTTTCCCCTAGCGAGGTTTACAGAAAGTTTAATCTGGCTAAAAAGTTTGCAGAAGAAAATGAATACAGAGGTTCGCTCGGTATCAGAAAGCGTAGCGGTAAAGTCCATGTCGAAGCTGATCCGGACAAAAACGGATTTGTGAAGCCGGAAGAAAAACCGCCATTCCGAGATCCAGATGATGAAGTTGATACATCAGAAAATTATGAGCAGATGAGCCTGTTTTAAACAGTGAGTGTTTTTAGAAAACGCACCTTATAAGCATCCAGATAAACGGTTGGTTTTTCCATTTTTTAAAAAATACGAAAATGCACCACATAAAATCAATGCAAGCCAGAGAAATCAAGGCTTTGCGAAATGTTTTCTGTGAAAGTTAAGAGGTGTTGTACAGTAACGGCAGAAAAAAAAGAGAAAAATCCTGTGATACAGAGAAGGAGGTTTTTATGAACGAGAATGAGCGAACCGCTGTTAACCAGCTTAAGAACATCAGAGAAGTTTCGGCGGTGAAACTTAAAAAGATTGACAAGGGCAGTCCGGATGCAAAGCCGCTTGTTTATATTTCAAATATTAAACGAGCAGATATCCTTTTGAGAATGATTAATGAGCTGGAAGCGTACCGGGCAATCGGAACGGTGGAAGAATGTCGAGCGGCGGTAGAACAGCGGAAAGATGATGAAGAATTAAAGCCGTGTCCGTTCTGTGGCAGAAAAGCAAAAGTAAAAGCGACAAAGAAAGAAAGCGAGGATTAATTTTTATGAACAAAAAAGATGTATTAGAAATCAAGCGGAGATTTCGAAAAGAAGCGTGTACATTCACAAGAATGTGCGGATGTTATGTGGACGCAGACCATAATAAAATCACAAAAATCGGTGAGACATTTTTAAATCTGGAAGATGCGGAGTATTTTAAATATCTTGACATTGCAAAAAAGACATTGTCCGGAAGACTTGGAAATAATCTTTTAGAACTGGAATTTCCGCTTACAGAGGAAGAAACAGGAGGAAGACAGCAGTTTTTAATGGGACTGCGTGAAAGCAAACTGAAAAATGATGATCTGCTTGATACTTTTTACGACATGATCATTGACAGCTACGATTACGTTGGAAATTATCTGATTCTGATTTTCCATGATGCCTATGATGTTATGACAAAAACCTCGGACAACGATAAATTAGATGAATCCGAAGAAGTTTACGAATATCTGCTTTGTGCAATCTGTCCGGTGACGTTGACAAATCCGAAACTCGGATATTGTGAGGAAGAAAACAGGATTGAATCTATCGTCAGGAACTGGGTTGTCGGTGCACCAGATACAGGTTTTGTATTTCCAGCATTTACAGACCGAAGCACAGACATCCATTCCGTTATGTTTTATACAAAAGACACCAGAACCCCACACCGGGAGTTTATGACTGCTGGACTTGGTTGTGAGGAAAAGCAGACTTCAACAGAAAAGAAAATTACATTTCAAAAAATAATAAATGATGTCATTGGAGATGATGAAGACGGTCACATTGCCGCCTCAGATGCAGTTCACAATTCACTGAATGACGTTTTGGTTGAAAATCGCAATGAAGATCCAGACGAAGAAGCAATTGGTGTTGAGCTTACGAAGGACATTATTAAAAATTGTCTGGATGAGATAGGACTTGACGATAAGAGTAGAAACGTGTTTATCGAAGCCTGTGAAGAAATGCTTCCGGAGCACACGCTTGTCGAGGAAGTCGTAGACGACAAGGCAGTTGCGAGAGCAAATAGAAGAAAGCTTGTTTTCGACATGAAAGAACTGTTAATGGCAGCCGCAAACAGATTGCAGGATGTGTATTCAGACGACAGTGGACTTGTTGAAGACATCAGAAAAATGGTTTAAGAAAATTAGAAAGGAGCTGGAGCTTCCCGGGAAGATGCGCATCGGCTCCTTGAAAAAGAAATGATAGGATTTGAATATGAGGGCTCTGTCAATTATATAAGCAGAATTGATGATTTTCAGGAATATATGAAGCCGGAAGTGTATGAAGCAATGCGAGAAGCTTTCGAAAACGGCTGTGATGGCGTAGGCGGGTTTAGGAAAAAATATGAGGAAATTAAGTCTGATTATGATGATTTAGAATATGAATGCGAATCATTAAAGGACGAGATTGATGGTGCAGAAGACAGGCTCGCTGAATGCGAAGAGGAAAGAGACAATTTGGATGGAAAATATAAATCATTAATACATCAGATTGAAAAACTTATAAACGACATTTACATGGAGTACATAAAGCCTGATGATATTGTTCCAGCTTTAGAAAAAATGATATGAGAGGAGACAAGATTTGAGCAATAAAGAATTACAAGAGTATTTGAATAGATTCCCGGATGATGCACCTGTAAGTGTCATCCTTGCGAATCCGAAAAAAAGAAAACTGTACGAGATTAACACGGTTTATAAATTGACCGATTGCGAACAACCAGTGTTCTGCGTTGATGTTGGAAAAGAATCTGATATGGATGAGGAAATGGTGAAAGCCTGCAAGGAAGACGAGAATCTGGAAGGGCAGATGGAGATAGAAGACTATTCGGAGTATTTACCGGACGATTTTTCAGGAGGACATAAAGATGGCTGTAATTGAAATCTGTGATATCTGTAAAAAACAGATTCATACGAGCGATGGAATTATTATTAAATACTCGGATATGGCGGGTTTCGGATTTAATGAAAACGATCATCCAATCAGAAAGGAACGAAATCACGAAGCCAGAATTTGCAACAATTGCATTAGCAAGATAAAAAAATATTGCAGAAAAAAATCAATATTTTAATGAGTTAAATATTAATATAGCTATGCTACGTGAAAAAGGTATGACACAAATTTGAAAAAAGTGTGAAAGAAGATTGATGTACGGTTAGGTTGAGAAAAACCGACGGAAATGAGGTGAATATATGAAATACTTTATAATTAATAATCTTTGTACAATCATCACTGCGTTAGTTGTAAATAAAATTGTAGCTATCTACTATATGAAAATAATAGATAGCTATGTAAATGATATCTTTGCAATGCTTAAAGAGTTAATCAGGACAACATATGCCGAGAAATGAAACGCCTAAAGGAGTTGGTTTTACTAAACGTTTTTGTAATTGAAATGTATAATCTGGATATTGATTTTGAATTTGTAGCATTTCATCACATTGCTCATATTTAAAATAAGCAGCGTCATCATGTATGGAGAGTGATGAAGGAATTTCAACTAGCCCTTGTTTAGATAGAAAACTGATGGAAAGAGATTGGCGTTCATATATAGTACATTCTGAGTTTTCTAGAAATATGTTTTGCAGCACCACAGCATACAAAGATGGGTTATCAGATGTTCTAACAATATTGCAAATTGGTAACTGATAATTATCAAATATTAGTTTTAAGTTTTGAGCATCTAGTGGTGTCATGGTTTTTAATATATCCGAAAAAGAAGGGTGAACAATATCCTGTTTTTCAATATCAAGCGATGATGAAATTAAATTTGCAAACATTTCACGTAGACTTGGTTCTTCAACACAGTATTTTGCATTTTCTAATGCAGGCATCACTATTTGGGTATTTGCTTCGACACGATTTTCTTTTGGAATAGAAGTGATTTTTGAACTTAAGGATTGCTTAAATTCTTCTAAGTCTTTGGCATATTTTAATTTACGTTTTTCGGCTAACTGTGAAATACCGCCAAAGACTAAAAACCAACAATCAGATAATGTTTGACCTACATTTTTGGAAGGCAAATCTGTAAGATTTTTTAATGCATTATCAACTGATTCTGGAAAATCAGCATTTAAAACACTGAAGTTATTAGTTGTATCCTTAGACATAAAAATTCCTCCTTATGTGTAAATTAAGATCATTATACATCAAAGAGGTAAAAACTACAATAATATGAAAGGAGCCGGAACCTATCCGGATAAAAGGCGCGCCGGGTTCCTTTTGAAGAAAATGATACATGGAGAATTGATAGTTGACAATTTTGCTGGTGGGGGCGGCGCTTCCACTGGTATAGAAATGGCAACCGGATACAGTGTTGATATCGCAATCAATCATGATCCAGAAGCTATTAAGATGCACAAAGCTAATCACCCAAATACAGAGCATTACTGCGAAAATGTGTGGGCGGTTGATCCTGTCAAGGCTTGCAATGGGCATCCGGTTGGACTTGCCTGGTTTTCCCCAGATTGCAAGCATTTCAGCAAGGCAAAGGGTGGAAAACCAAAAGATAAAAATATCAGAGGTCTTGCATGGGTAGCCTTAAGATGGGCGGGGCTTGTAAGACCAAGGGTTATCATGCTTGAGAATGTAGAGGAATTTAAGACATGGGGACCGTTAAACAGGCGGCATCATCCAATTAAGAGGGTAAGACTTTTGAAAAATTTGTGCAGCAGCTTACTGATCTGGGATACAAAGTGGAATTTCGGGAGCTGATTGCCGCTGACTACGGAGCACCTACCATGCGAAAGAGATTTTTCATGATCGCCAGGTGTGACGGCAAGACGATTGTCTGGCCAGAGCCGACACACGCACCGGCAGACAGTGAAGAAGTCAAGAAAGGATTGCTCAAACCATATGTTGGAGCATACACACAGTTAGATTTTTCCTTGCCATGTCCGAGTATCTTCGATACTTCAGAAGAAATAAAAGAAAAATACGGAATCCGGGCAGTGAGACCGCTGGCACAAAAGACGATGGATAGGATAGCAAGGGGATTTAAAAAATTCATTCTGGATAATCCAGAGCCTTTTATCATTCAGTGTAATCATGATGGTGAGCGTAGACCGAATGACATTAGAGAGCCAATGCCGACTATAACCGGAAAGCACGGATATGGGATTGTAGAGCCATATATGGTGCAGATCGGGCAGACTGGATTTACAAAAGACCGGAGCAAAGATGTCCGGGAGCCGCTTACAACCATTGTGAGTAAAAATGAGCATTGCCTGATAAGTCCTACGTTGATCCAGTACCATTCGGAAACCTCAAAAGATGGAGTAAGAGGACAGACTATAGAAGACCCAATCATGACAGTTGACAGCTCAAACAGATATGGACTGGTCACATCATTCCTGCATAAGTACTATGACGGAGGATATAAAGGTGCTGGGGAAACAGTAGAAAATCCGCTTCCGACAGTGACCGCATGGGATCATAACAGCGTTGTTACTGCGAATCTGATCCAGATGAACAATCATTGTGACGGAAAAGATATCAGACAGCCATTACCAACGATCACAGCCGGTGACGGACATTTTGGAGAGGTCAGAGCATTTCTGATTAAATACTATGGGCAGGGAACAGGGCAGGATATCAAAGATCCGCTTGATACAGTCACAGCACAGGATCGCTTTGGATTAGTGACCATAAATGGGACAGACTATCAGATTGTAGATATTGGGCTTCGGATGCTAGAACCAAAGGAACTGTATGGCTGCCAGGGATTCCCAGACGATTACATAATCGACCATGACTACACAGGAAAGACATATCCGAGAAGTGAGCAGGTCAGAAGATGCGGTAATGCAGTGTGTCCGCCAATTCCAGATGCATTGGTAAGAGCAAATCTTCCGGAACTGTGCGTGGCAGAACGTACACCGAACATGAGGATTGAACCAGAGCATACCGGACAGCTCCGGTTTGCGTAGTTAAATTAGAATTTACAAAATGTAACAAATATGTAAAGAGAAAGGACAAAAACAATATGAAAACGAAAGAATTTGCAAATAAATTCGGCGTTTCGGTAGAAGAGATGTGTGGGATAACAGAACTGTCACGTCAGGGTTTAAATGCTATTGTGAGCGGAAAAAGTCCAAAACCAAGTAAGGCAAAGCGAATTGCTTTATATAATTTGAGAGATTACGCAGCAATTCGCCGTGCGCAGGATATTAAGAAAGCCAACGAAGATTATGAAAACAGAATGAAAATGGCTGAAATATTTTATGTAAATTAGAATTTCCCAATTGTGGGATTATGTGCTATCTGGCACAGATATAAAAGGAATGGTGATTATATGGCAAATAGTACAGACATGGCATACAGACGAGACAATTTTATTTTGGATTTTCTCGATTCTGCTTGCAGTCAGAAGAATGGAATGTATTCACAGCAGGATACAAAAGAGTGCAATGAAGCTATTAGCGAGTATGAATGTATGCTCCAACACGCCATTGATATTGGAGATAAGCAGGAAATTGCATTTTTACGATCAGAAATACAGCACGTTAAAGCTGAAAAACGTAATATCAAGAGAATGATGAAAAACAGAATGGAGCCTGCACTTACATAGTTTTCACATGATAGAGAGTTTGCGATTGTAAGACCGAAGCACTTGGGGAACACATGATGTTCTAATCGTAGTCGAGAGGTCGAGAATTATGCTTGTGCGTAATCTGGTTTGGATAGTGGATATACTCCAAATCCAAACACAGCGCATTCTCTTGATGAATTACTTTCTAATGTTCCTAAGAATCAGACGATTGGAGACAATCTGATTCGGGCATGGAACATCATTAATAACAAAAACTATGAAACAATAGTGTGTTCTGTCTCCGGTGGTTCTGATAGCGACATCATGGTAGATATATGTGTCAAAGTGGACGTACACCACAAGATACGGTATGTATGCTTCAATACCGGACTGGAATACAAAGCAACAAAAGAGCACATTAAATACTTGGAGAAAAAATACGGAATAAAAATTGAACTGTTTGAAGCATGGCAACACGGAATGACGATACCGAAAGCCTGTACAACATACGGACAGCCGTTTTTGAACAAAACAGCAAGCGAGTTTATAAGCAGATTGCAGAAACATAATTTCAAGTGGGAAGATAAAACATTTGAGGAACTATATGCTGAATATCCAAAATGCAAATCTGCCTTGATGTGGTGGTGCAATTTGAAACCGGACAAAAGAAATAATATTAGTTGGAATAAATGGCTTAAGGAATTTTTGATTGCAAATCCACCAGCATTTACAATATCGAACAAATGCTGTGAAAAATCAAAGAAAAATATTTCTCATAAAATCAAATGCGATTTGATGATAACCGGGATTAGAAAAGCAGAGGGCGGCGCAAGGGCAAGTTCATATAAAAATTGCTACAGCCAAAAAGATGGCGAGACAGATGAGTATAGACCTTTGTTCTGGTATACAAATGACGATAAACAATGCTATGAAGAATACTATGGTATTAAGCATAGCAAGTGTTACACAGAATACGGATTGAAAAGAACTGGCTGTTGCGGTTGTCCTTGTGGGCGAAATCTTGAATTTGAACTTGAAGTGCTGAAACAGCATGAGCCAAATTTGCACACAGCCGTATGTAATGTATTTAAAGATAGTTATGAATACACAAGAGAATATCGTGCATTTTGCAATGAAATGAATAGGGAACAGAAGATATATTACCAAATAACAATAGACGATTTCATAAAATAATTAGAATTTAGGAGAAGATTGTATATGGAAAAAGAAAAAATAAAATGGCTGGAATGGAGTGGAAATGTTGAAGAATGGGGCAAGATAGAATGCCCGATGCTAGGAAATGAATGGGTAATGACGTATTACCCAAAAGGTACGCCTTGCTATTATTCTTACACTGCTCCTTTTATTGATGAAAGCGGAGACGTATGCTACTACAGATTTGACCATGACGAAGGATGCTGGGAGGAAGATGTTATTTATACCATATGTCAAAGTGAAGAGTATCAAGAGAGCATGATTTTTAAGATGTAAACTGAACATATTTAGAATTTATAGCAGGAGAAGATATGGGAAAATTAATTAATAAACAGGATACAATTGATAAAATAAAAAAAGAAACTCTTATAAATTATTCCGTTGCCGTAATGGCAGAGGTTGCGGAACGTGCTAAACATGAAGATGCACCAATTTATGAAGGAGATAAGGAAGTTGACCAATGGGTGCGTTTATCAGATGTAGAAGAAGCAATTAATAAGTATTTAAACTGAACTTTAATCAAGAAAGGAATGAAAAATATGGGAAATAAATATACGGTAGTAGGTCATTTCAGACAACCTCATAAGGATTGTGAGGGCGAGACATTGACGGATTTATCTTTTGAAGAAGTTATGAAAATTGAAAGTGAATGGAAAAAGGAGAAAAAATACAAAGAGGTTTTCCATTTCAAACAAGACTAAGCTGAACTTTAACGGATTAAAACGGAGGTAGAAAAAAGATGGCTAACTTTTATAAGAGTAATGATGTAGACATTGATTTTTCAGAGGAAGAAAAGGAAATATTAAAAAAAGCAAGTGAAATTCTGAATGATTTAGGTGCAAGACTTTGGCAAAACGATTGTGACGAAGATGGCGTTTTCTTTTCTGATTTAGGAGGAGGCATTGAAAATGCATTAGAAGGGGATTACCAGATGCCATAGAATAAAACCTGAATATTGAGATCTTTACCGGCTGAAATATGCCGGTAAAAAAATACATATCAAAGAACATATGTTCCGACCATATGTGTGCAATTGCAACTGTAAATGAAAAAGAGCCTGTGCTGGGAACACAGACCCTTAAAGTAATACATTACTTACTATATCAAGTAAAATGTACTACTTTTTCTACTATTAGTAAAGGGGGAAATTTTACTATGCTGACAAAATCGGAATTAATCAATGATATTGCTTATGAAATGTCTGGGTATCTGACTTCGGAGGGAATCGACCGCCTTAAGACTGTGATTACTTTTAAGCTGGTCAACATTAATCTGACCGCAGCAGAGACGCTACCATCTACAGAGATTTTCGACAACGAGTACATCATGAAGCGGTACATCATAGACCTCACAGCAACCGGCAGAAAGCAAAGCACGATTAAGCTTTATATCACAATCATTAAAAAATTCTTTGCAGAAACAGGCTTGAATTATCATACATGTACAGGGCAGGACGTGATGGATTATATCGCTACCAGACTGCATAAGGATAAAATCTCTAAGGCTTATGCTTCCACGATCCAAAAGTATATGTCCTCATTTTTCGCTTGGGCGTATCGCAAGAAGCATATTGATGATGATGTATCCAGAGATATAGATAAAATCAGACAGCCGCAGAAGAGAAAAGAGCGTTTATCTGATGAAGAGATTGCCAGAGCATCCTTATCTATCAGTCATGACCTGCGATTAAATGCGTTATTTGAATTAATGCTTGCCGCTGGTCCTCGTGTCGGGGAGATTGTAAACCTTAATATTGACAACCTCGATTTTGCACGAAAGGAAATCCACATTTGGGGAGAAAAAACGTCACAGTGGCGCACCTGCTTTATGACAGAGAGATGCAAACAGGCATTAAAACAGTACATCGGAGATCGCACGGAAGGCGCAGTGTTTATCGGCTTACGTGGCAGAGGACGGATGTGCAATAAGTCAATTGAGGATATGGTCAAAGAGATTGCGCTTTTTGGCGGTTGCAAATTTAATGCGACAGTGCATTCGTTCCGAAAGACCTTTGCGTCCAGAGAATACCGCAGAACTAAGGATGTGCTTTTCGTTTCAAAACGTCTCGGACACAGCAGTACGGATGTGACTATTAAGTATTACATTTGCGATGATGTTGAGCTGGATAGGATGCAAGCAAATTTAGCAGCATAAAAGAAAAAAACACTTGACTCATGAGGTCCGAGTTGCATCTTGGAGAGTTCATTCCGGAAATCAACCAGTAAAAACAGTGTACAAAACTTTACAGTAAAATGTGTTATATAATAAATACAGAGCATGAGCAGATCGAAAAGGTCTGCTCTTTTTATTTACAGGAAGGAGGATTTTAATTGAATACGGTCGAACCAATCAGAGACATCAACACAGTCTGGGACATAGCAGACTACCTGGGGGAAAAAAGCGAACGGAATAAGATCATGTTTCTGTTCGGAATTTATGTAGGCATCAGAGTATCTGACATTTTGAGCTTAAAGGTAAGAGATGTGAGAGATATGAACTATGTCAGCATCCGGGAGATGAAAACCGGAAAAGAGAAACGCTTTCCGATTAATGAGGAATTAAGGCCTTTACTTAATAGGTACATAAAAGGAAAAGCAGATTATGAACCGCTGTTTCCATCGAGACAGCAAAACAAAGCGTTATCCAGATGTCAGGCGTACAATATATTATCAACTGCCGGGGAGAAGTTTGGGTTGCAGCATATCGGAACGCATACCATGAGGAAGACGTTCGGATATCATTTTTACCAGCAGACGCATGATATCGTGACATTACAGAAGATATTTAATCATGATAACACACACATAACTATGCGATATATAGGACTGGAGCAGGACGCTATCAGCGAATCAATCATGAAGCTATCGTTTAAAAAGAGACGATAGTTATTTTTTTATCAGTAAAGTTAAACATAAAACTTTTAATGTATAACTGATTGGATATGATATGAGTTTCTTCTATTAAAAAAGAAAAATAGAGCGAGTTATACAGAATGTAAAGATATGATAAAGTGAGCGAGGTGGAGAGCAAATGAACAAAGAGAAGTATTCTGATCCAACAGCAGAACAGGCGATTGCTAATGTGATGCGGAAGGAAAAGAAAAAGAATCATTGCGACTGGGAAAAGTTCAAGGCAGATAAGACGAACATGGAGCAGAAGATGGAGAAGCTTATAAAAAAATAAAAGAGTGTACAAAAGTTTACAACGATGTGTGATATAAAGATAAAGTAAAGCGTGGCTGATGAAGCTGCGCTTTTCCATTTACTTAATCCTCTTAATGTCAACCAGCCATTCATGGATGGTGAATGGCTGGGGGTGCAGAAAGGAACTGATATGATTAAGAACCTTAAGCAGTACATTGAGAACTTAATACATGAGAATGAACTGTGGAGATTCTATAAGACGAAAGAGTGGATTGTTTTAAAGAACCATGTCTTGGAAGAATTTAATCATGAGTGCTACATATGCAAGAAGAATGGAATCATCACAAGATATGATGAGGATGAGAATGGAAACAGAAAATTAATCAGCACAGTGCATCACAATCAGTTTGTCAGAAAGCATCCTGAGCTGGCACTCAGTGAGTTTTATTTGTACAACGGAAAACAGTACAGGAATCTCATTCCGGTATGTAAAGCATGCCATAACAAATTGCATCCAGAAAAACGGAAAAATAAATCAAGCGAACATTTTACGAACGAAGAGCGTTGGTAGAAAGTACCCCCTACCCCCTATACCCCCTTTCTGTGGGAGAGGTAACGCAACGGGGAGTGGGATAGACAAAACATCTGCGCGAGGGTTTCACATATGTCCGCATACACGCGATTAATATAAGAGGGGGTGGGTAAATGAATGCAAAAACTGAAAATCAGATCCGGATTGAAAATATAAAAAAGAACGGAAAAGCAAAGAGAATTAAAGAAAAATTGATTTCCGAACTGGAAAAATCCGGTAACAAAAAATCATATTACACAGACCTGGTAGACGATTACATCACGCTTTGGACGACGAAGGAATTATTGAGAATTGACATTGAAGAAAGGGGTGTCAAGATCTTTTATGATAACGGCGGTGGTCAATGCGGATTTAAGAAAAATGAATCTGTAGAACAGCTTGTAAAAGTAAATGCTCAGATGTTGAAACTGCTCCGCGATCTTGACATAACACCATTAAAAGAATACGGCGGTGATGAGGATGACTGCTTATAAGTTTCCACCGGAAATTCAGGAATGGATTGACATTGTGGAAAATGATGTATTCCGGTGCTGTGACGAGCAGAAGCTTTTGGTTGCCCATGTAAAAAAATGCTTTGAAACAGAACCAATTCACATAGATCTTAAACAGTTGGAAGATTATATGGGATTGGCAAAATATTTACCATTTGACCTTTTCCCATGGCAGAAATTTGTCATAGCATTGCATGATTGTACTTATTGGGATGCGGACGGACGACCACGCTGGTCAGATTTGTTCTGCGAACTTGGTCGAGGTGCTGGAAAAGACGGAACAATCGCATTTGAGTCATTCTGTTTATCGTCACCATACAACGGCATTCGGGAATATGACGTCGATATTTGTGCAAATAATGAGGAACAGGCAATGAGACCTGTTACTGATTTGATAGGCTTTTTTGAAGTACCATCTGTAATAAAAAAAATAAAAAAGTTTTTTTATTGGACGAAAGAAAAAGTTACTTGCACAAAAACAAAGTCAGTAATCAAGGGCAGGACAAACAGCCCGAAGGGAAAAGATGGTCTTCGTTCCGGGATAGTTATTTTTAATGAGATTCACCAGTATGAAAACTATGATAACATAGATGTTTTTACGACTGGTCTTGGAAAAAAGAAACATCCAAGAAGATCCTATTTTACGACAAACGGAGATAAAAGAGAAGGACCACTTGATGACTTGCTGGAAGAATCAGAAAATATTTTGAGAAAAGGTGATGATGATAACGGTCTGCTCCCATTTATCTGCAAACTCAATAAAAAAGAGGATGTGGATGATGAGAAAAATTGGACAATGGCAAATCCGTCATTGCCTTATATGCCGGATCTGCTTGTGGAAATCAGAAAAGAATACCGCGAGTGGAAAAAGAATCCGGAAAGGCTTCCGGCTTTTATGCAAAAACGAATGAATCTTCCTGATACAGTAAAAGAATCGGCAGCCGCAAAATGGGATGATATAGAAAAAACCAATAAAGAGCTTCCAGACATGAATGGCTGGGAGTGTACGGTTGGCATAGATTATATGAAAACGACAGATTTCGCATCCGTCAATCTGCATTTTAAGAAAGGCGATAAGAGATATGATATTAATCACTCATGGATATGTTCACATTCGGCAGATATTCCAAGAATAAAGGCACCATGGAAGAAATGGGTACAAGATGAACTGATTACGTATGTTGATGATGTGGAAATTCATCCAACATTATTAACAGATTATATTTATGAATGTGGAAAACGGTACATGATAAAAATGATTTGCATTGACAATTACAGATACGCATTAATGTCAGATGCACTATCGAAGATAGGATTTTCCGTGGATCGTAAAAATCTCAAGCTTGTGTCACAACTTGAAATCTGCAAAATCGTACCAGTAATAGACCATTGCTTTATCAATGGTTTTTTTTATTGGGGAAATAACCCTACGTTGCGCTGGGCAACAAATAATACAAAGACAATTCGATATGGAAGAGATGCAGGAGCTGATAAAGGCTCCTTTGTTTATGCAAAAATTGAAGCTCGTTCGCGGAAAACAGATCCTTTTATGGCTCTGGTTGCTTCCATGACAGCGGAGGGAGAGATAAAAGAGTACATTCCATTAACTGGAAAATGTGTACTTGTTATGTAGGAGGAACTATGGACTGGATTGAAAAAATAAAGGCAGCATTCCCCGGATCAAGTAAAGAGAGGATTGGACCAGAAACGATAACGATTGATATACCGAGTACGGTTTATGTTAAAGAACTTGCAATATATTCAGCGGTTTCACTGATTGCAAATGCTATTTCGCAGAGTGAAATTAAGGTTTACAAAAACTATGTATGTGTGAAGGATGAAGATTATTTTTCATTGAACATAAAACCGAATCCAAA